CCGTCACTGGATACGCACCTCCCTTCTGAACAAGGCCCGCTACGGCCTCCTCGGTCACTGCGTGCCCTCGACCACCGACATCGCGAACTCGGTGCCGACCGAGAACGCCCGGCGCATGCGACCCCGAAGGATCGTGGTGTCAGTGCCGGAGTACATCGGCGGCACGATCTGGAACTCCGGAGTCCCGCCCGGGTTGTTCGGCTGGGTGTTCCTCTTGCCAGCCAGCAGATACAGCCGGTTCGCGAACACCAGGAGCCGGTTGCCCGCGGTGCCCGCCGGAGCGTTGCCCGAGGTCGTGGAGTACGTGTTCGCCGGCAGTGCCGAAGTCGGCGCGGTCGTCACAACCGCCCCGAGGCTCCAGAACACCGGAATCCGGAAGATGAGGTCAGGAGTTGAACCCTGGCCGCCTCCCGGGAACCCGCCTGAGGACTCCACGAAGATCGGACGACCCTGCGTGTCCTTGATCCCACGCAGCGCCTGCCGGTAGAACGGGTGGGCGATGACGAGCATGTCCTCCTCGTTGAAGTAGTCGCCCTGCTCGACGGTACCCAGTGCCGCCGACAGGGTGTCGTACGACGGAACGCCGACCGTGCCGGCACCGCTGACCCTGGCGTTCGCGTTGGCCGTGTAGCCAGTCGCGGCATCCGCGGTCGTGAGCGCGCGGTAGACCGAAGTGGTCTGCGCGTTCGTTGCGCCAGGAGCTGCGTTGACGCCGATCGACACGTTGTCATACACCTTCGCGAGCGCGGTGCCGATCGCCGAGGACTTGCTGTTGATGATGTCCGCCAAGGAGTCCATGATGTCCTCTTCGGCGATGTCGATCTCAGTGCCCCACTTGCCAGCGGTCAGCAGGACGCTGTCGTCGGCGTTGTCGGAGGTACCTGCTTGCGAGCCGCCGAACGGACCGTAGGCCGAGCCCTTCTGCACCAGGCCTGCCACGACGCCGCCGTCGCGAGCCACATACCGCGACTGTGAAGCCATCATGACGGTCTGAGCGTACGTCTCGATCGCGCTACGCTGAGTCACCTTCTGGATGACCTGGGCGCCGTACTCAACCGGGATCCAGCCGGACACGAACTGCGATGCAGGCCCGACACCGGTCCCGTAACCGGAAGTTGCCACTTGTCCTCCCTATCTGCGACCCAGCGCTTTACTGAGCCGGCTATCTCCTACCTACACCTGGAGGCACTGCATACTGAGGATTCAGTACCTGCTCCGCGAGGATCTCGTTCCAGGGTCGAGGTCTTCCATCATTGCCGCTCTTGTCCTGCCGGCGGCCTGAGCCTGATCCCGAACCAGCGTTCGCATTGCCGGCTCGGGTCTTACCGTCAGAAGGAGCGGCGAACAGATTCGGGAACTCTTCCTTCAGCCCCGCGATCTGCTCATCCAGACCGACCGGGACTCCGTCATCGTCCAGATCAATCTGCTCCAGGTCAAGCAGCCCCACCAAGCGCTGCGCACCGTTTCCCTGAACTCCGGCTGCACGGAGCTCCGCTGCAGCCAGCGCCCTCACCAAAGGCGGCTTCACTTGAGCCTCACGCTCGGTCGCTGCCGTCTCTCGGGCTTCTATCAGAGCGCGCTCCTCAGCAGAAGCATTCTGACGACGAAGGGTCGCCATGTCCTTCTCGAGCTTCTTGCGGTTCGCCCGCTCGGCTGCTAGGGCCTTCTTGACCCGATCGAGATCTGTCTCGGCCGGAGGAGGCTGCTTGGTCTTCGATGTCGGAGCCGGCTCATCACCTGTCGGCTCGTCACCGCCATCGTCGTCCGCAGGTTCTCCGCTGTCTCCAGCATCGCCAGCGTCATCTCCAGCATCGCCAGTGTCCCCACCAGCATCGCTATCGCCGCTAGCGCTACCGCCCGTGTCGCCAGTGTCGCCACTCGCATCATCGGCGTCCTGTGCTCCTTGTACCAACCAGATCGGGCGGCCGTCACGGCGATACCCGATCAGTTGCGGTCGTAGCTTCACGCTACCATCCCTTCTTCTTACGCGGCCTGCGCGCTGGCTTCACGCGTCGCACACGCCGCTTCGTATATCTTCCACCCCTGGTCTTCCTCTGGTACGCCATCACGGCTCCGCATGCGGCATCATCTCTGGAGGCAGGTTCGCCGCAAACAGACCTGTCTCTGCCGGCGCTTCCGCTGTGTGAACCGTCGGCGGTATCGGAGGAACTGTAACTCCCCACGCGTCCAACTGCTCCGGAGTATATCCCAACTCCTGAAGCAGCTGGCGCGCAGGGACGCCGAGCTGGTACTTGATCTGCTGACCCTGCAACGAACTCAGGTCACTGACGGTCGCCGCAGGTACCCAGTTCACCTGGACCGGAATGCGCTCAGACATTCCGTGAACCTTAAGCGAGAACCGCCATACATCGCGCCACGTCGCACCAAACGACAACTGACGCTTCCGAACCTTCTTTGCAAAGGGCGCCTCGATGACTCGCAGAGACTCGCCCGAGACGTTCGAGACAATCGGGTCAAGGAAATGCATCGGCGTCGTCGTTACTACAGCCATCGCATGAACGTACTCAGTAAACGGCCGCAGGAACGCGATTGGGTCAGCTGGCGTGAATTCACCGTACTGCTTGATCCCACGCATGAACCAGACAGACGCAGGATCGGCCGTTAGCTGCGACCCTGGATCTATCTCTTGCTGCATCGTCCCGCCAGTGTTTAGCGTGAACGCGTACTCCCCTTCATCTCCGTACGCAGCCTCCGACGTATCAAACCCCGGTTCCATGATCGCATAGCGCTGGGGGAACGCATTATAGTCAACACTCGCCATGTGGCTGATGACGAGCTTCTGAATCGAGTCCTGAGGACCGTATGCATCACGATGCTCCGGCCTCCCGTATGGGAACGCGTTCCGGAAGTGGAAGACCGGGACCTCTCCGAACGGATTGTCCAACGGCCACTGACCATCATCCTCCGGATCGAGACGCTTTTGCCAAACCGGCTTGCTCCCCTGTATCGTCTCAGGAGCCATCATGTACTTCTCGATACGGTCTTCGTAGTACAGGTTCACGAACATGTAGTCCGTGGCCTGATCAATCCAGCGCTTGATCGCGTACTTCTTACGGTGCTCATCCTCATCGTCATAGAACAATCGCATGACGCGAGGCGAGCAGTAGAAGATGTCGACCTCCTCGCTGCCATCCTCCAAAACCTCATCCGGCGAGGGCCAGACGAACACGTACGCATCGCCAAACTTGCACGCCTGCAACATGATGTCCGGCGCGAACAGGTCCAGCTGGTTAGCCTCCCACTCTTCGGTAACGAACGCGTGCGCCTCAGCATTCTCAATCGAAACGCCCGAAATCTCCATACGCTCCGAAACAGCATCAACTGCCAGCTTGGCAAAGTTATAGTTGAACAATACGCCCGAGGCACCCATCGCGATCTTCATCCGCAACGATGCAAAGTACTCAGGCTGCGTACCGAAGTAGTAGTCGGCCGCTCGCGCATAGTCCGGCTGTGAGTGATTCAGCTCCTTGACTGCATATTCCAGATCCGCTGTATTGCTAGGCGGTGGCTCCGGTGCCGCAGTCGGACGGAGATCCAAACTCATCATGGACATCTACGCCACCTTGGCCTTCATCGACCGACCCTTTACGTCAAACACGATCTTGCAAGTACTGCATCTACGCCACGCGCAACTAGGCGATTCACAATGCCTTCTCTGAGACCAAGCGTGACAGTGCGGACAGCGCTTAGGCTCCGGCTTAGTCGGCATCGGTACCAACCCCCGCCATGCGCGCATAAGAATAAGTGCCACCACGAAGCTTGCGATCAGGAGGCTTGATGAAACGCCTAACACCTACTTCCACAGCGTCAATGAGGTCATTGTCCTGCCCTGTCTGGTGCGCGCACATCTCGGTCTCCAGTCGAGGCATGACCCTCGCGTGGACTACCTTGCCGCGCTGGTAGCAATTCAGCAAACGCATGAACCGGAAGTCCTTCTGCAAGGACGACCAGGACATCTCAAGTCGGACCGGAAGGTCGTGGAAGACTGCCACCCAGGTGTCACCGCCCTGGTTTGACTCAACACGCACCAAACCGATCTCCGGGTACTGCTCCATATACCACAGAGCGGTATCGCGCAGCTTCTTTGGAGGCAGCCGCACGGTGGTAGCGTATTTGACGACCGCGACCTTCCGGACGTCGTTGTAGCCGATGATCGCCAGACCGGTACTGTGAGACGTCGACTTCGCCGTAACCGCTGGATCGAAGACCAGAATGTCAAATACCGTATCAAGGTCCTCGTGGATGAAGTCGTCATCAGTCCAGTAATCACCGCTCGGGTTAACCGGCTGATTCAGGAACTCCTTCTTGTAGTCCTGCGTGTGCTCATGCTTCTTCAAGTACGCTAGCGGCCACTTCGTAGGCCAGCACGAACGCTCGGTACCGTCATCGTTCAAGATAACCGGCGGGTAGTAGTGAACCCGGATCTCCTGATCCTCAATCCACTCCGGCGTATCCTCGCTAGGGTGCAAAACCGACTCGGTCAACTGATGCATGATAGAGCCAGGAGCGGTAACCGTCCCGACTATCACAACGCGAGCGAACTCGCTCAGGTGAAACACCGTTTCCAGCATCCAACGAAGACGGAGCTTCATCACGGCTTCGCTGTACTTCTCTTGACCGGGCTCGATGTCGTCCAAGATGATCAAGTCGGGACGGGTCCTACCGGACTTGAGGCCGCGCGCCGCGGTCCCTGAGCCCTTCGCCATCATGACGAAGCCATTTGCCTGCTCGATCTTGTCAACCCTCGCACTGACCGTCTTCTTCGCTAGGGCCCCTCCGGTCCTCCGCACCTTAGGCGCACACAACAGCGGGAAGTCCTGAACAAGCAAGTCATTAGTGTCAAACTCGCCTCGGATGGTGGCCAGGTGGTTCTTTGCCTGATCAGCAGAGTCCGAGAACGCAATAACAAACTTGTGCCAACCGTGCGCCGCTGCCCACATCGGCAAGACCAAGAACAGCCAGGTCGACTTACCGATTTCACGCGGCGCTACATATGCATCGCGATGCTCGCGAGGCCTTGTCGCTCTGTGCGTCCACTCCTTGGCAGCTTCTAGAATGCTCAAGTGAAAGTCCGCAAAGGACAGCTTGTCATGAGTCTCGACGGAATGCAAATGGTCAATCAAATAGACCAAAGCGAACAGCAGCGGATCGCGCTTGGTCAGCTTAACCCTAGCCGCGGGATCATCCGAAGCAAGCGCATCCCGGTCCAGCCCGACCAGGTACTCCTGGAACCAGGCTGGACCGGAAGGCTTGTCGATCAGCCGCAGTAGCGTGGTCGGGTACTCATGAGCTTCCTCCTCCGCCGCCAGCTCCGGATCTGGCTCGAAGTAGTAACTGCGGTGAAGCTCCCGTACCCGCTCCATGTCTACGGGTTGTTGTAGGCGCCCGAGCTCCCCCGGTACGGCCCGATCGGTGGGTAGGTGCCGATGTCGTCGGTGTCGTTGTCACCGTCGGGGCTCGACTCTTCCCCGCACCGGAGATCGGTACCGAAGCCGAGGTTCTCGCTGTCATCGGGCGGGGTGAACGAGTGCGCCACCTGAGTGCCACCACCCCAGTGCGCGGATGCCTGTGCGTCCGACATGTTACCTCCAGGACTTGACTAGTATTCGTCCTATAGCTAATTATATCACGAAGACCGCTGGGCTCTCACCGGGACGCATCAAAA